GAAGATGAACCTGTACGCCAGCGCAGCGGCGTCGAAGAACAGGTGCATCGAGACATCGGCGCGGATGTCGGTGCCCTTGCTGACGCCCATGTACTGGTTGAGCGCAACAAGAAGGATGTCGCCGAGATCGCCAACCGTCGAGCAGGCCTCGACGGGCACCACGGGGCGCCCCTTCATGGTCGCGAAGGGACTCGCGGAGAGACCGCCGGACGGCAGATAGATCGGCACCGGATTGGTGTCGGCATCACGGAAGGACATCAGCCCGAGTTGGGGCTCGACGTCCTGGTTGATCAGCCACACCGCGTTTCCGCGCACCGCCGCATAGAGCCGCGACCACATGTTCTCGATGTTGCGATGCAGGACGGTGTCAGCGGCCTGGCCCGATTGGGCAGGGACGACGATCAGGCTCGGCGAGTTCAGGATGCCGAGGGGCTGTCCTGCACCGGTGCCGCGCACGATCGCGGTGTTGAGCTTGGCCTCCATCTTCTGCGGCGCCTTGAGCCGGAGATAGCCGTCGAGACCCGGTGCGTCCTCGAGCAGCTCTTCGGACACGGGCACCAGGGCGGTGAGCTTGTTGAGACGGATGTTCTTCTGCTCGAGCGCGACCTTGCTCTGCGTGATCGCCGCCGCCTCGCTCTCCCAGAAGGCCTGGACGCCGCCACTGTTCTGCCACGGCGTGGTCTCATCGGCCGGGATGGTGATCGAGTTCGAGGACGTGATCAGCTGCTCGACGCGCGCGAACAGCGAGTCCTCGCCCACGACCTTCTTCCAGATGTCGCGGCGGAAGTCGGGCGGCACCGCGAAGCCGCCGTCGGCACCGGCGCTCTCGGTGCTCACCGTGCCGGGTGCAGCGTTGAGGGTCTTGAGACGGTTGTCGATCGCCTGGGGCGAGATGATGGCGACCCGCACCTGCTGGGCGAACTCGCCGAACGAACGGAAGCCGCCCTTGCCGGCATCGACACGGGGCTGCGCTGGAATGCGCGGGTTGTTGTTGCCCGGTGCGCCGGGCTCCGGAGTGGTGCGGCGACCGGGACCGGGCGGCAGGGCGATGGCCTCGCGCGCCTCGATCTGCTTGGTGAACTTCTCGATCTTGGCACGGATGCCCGTGAGCTTCTCCATCTCCTCATCGGTGAGGTCGCGGCCCTCGCCGTCGGCAGCGGCAACGATCTCTTCGCCCTCGGCGACAAGGTCCTGAAGCTGCTTCTTGAGGTCCTCGATGCGGTCGGCCTCCATTACGATGACGCCAACCGGGAGCCGGCGCGCGCGCGCCTTCTGCCGTGCAGACATTGTGTGTTCCCTCTCGTTTTCTGGTCGCTTGCCCAAGGCACGTGGAAGGGCGCGCCGGCTAGGCCGGCAGAAGCTCTCTGGCGCGTGCGATCGCCGCCAGCGCGCCGGCGGCCTTGGCCCGGTTGGGCCGCAACGCCGTGGGAAGGTTCTTGAAGCGCGATGGATCGCTGATCGCCGCCGCGGCGGCCAGGTTCTCGACGATCTTGTCGGCGAACCCGTGTTTCACCGCCTCGGTTCCGGTGAACCAGGTCTCGGCATCCATCCATGCCGTGACCTGCTCGGCGCTCTGGCGCGTGCGGGCCACATAGGTATCCCGGATGGTGCCGTTGACCATATCCAGTATGTCGGCGGCTTGGCGTAGGTCCCTGGCCTCGCCGACCACGCCCATGCGGGCGTTGTGGATCATGACAAAGCCGCCCTCGGCGATCTCTATGGTGTTGCCAGCCATCGCGATAAAGGATGCCGCCGAGGCCGCGATGCCGTCGATGTGCACGGCGATCGTTGCCTTGTGATCGCGCAAGAGATTGTACATGGCGCGCGCATCATCCACGAAGCCGCCGTCAGAGTTGATGCGCAGGTCGATGCGGCTGACATTGCCGAGCGCTTTCAGATCGTCGGCAAACTGCTTCGCCGAGATGCCATCGCCCCAGAAGTCTCGGCCAATAAGACCGTAGAGGTAGATCTCGCCCTCATTCTTGTTCTTGGCGCGCATGCGGTAGCCCGACGCCGCCTTGGCTGGGCGCTCCGGTCGGAACTGGTGCACGCTGTTGACGATCCTGTAGTGGCTTCTCATGGCACCTCACACAGTGAGAACGGTGATGACGTCGTCGCCAACGGCGAGCTCGCGGGCGCGCGCACACTCGAGCTGCTCGGCGTCTACAGGCGAGGGCTCGCCAATCGCCACAAGGGTGCCAGGGGTGCCCTGCGCACCGGCGGCGCCTTCGCGTCCCGGCTTCCCCTGGGGACCGGCCTTGCCATCCTTGCCCTGCGGTCCCTGGTCGCCGCGGGCACCGTCGCGCCCTGGCTTGCCGTCTTTGCCTGGCGCGCCCTGGTCCCCCTTGGGGCCCGGTTGACCATCGCGGCCGTGGGCGCCGTCCCGGCCGGGGTCGCCGCGCTCGCCGCGGACATGGCCAATCCTCGCCTTCTCGCCGCTTTCAAGGATGGCGACCAGGTCGCCGGCGTCGTCGACGGCCCATGCCACGGGGATCCTGGCGCGCAACTCGGCGACGGTGGCCTGCAGGCCGATGATGGTGGCCTGCATCGCGGCGATCGTCGTCGGGTCGGCGTCGCGCCCAGGTTCGCCGCGCTCGCCCGGGGGACCGGCCGGACCTTGTGCACCCGGCTCGCCGCGTTCGCCCTGTGCGCCGGCAGGGCCATGGGCACCAGGTTCGCCACGGGGACCCGACGGACCAGTAGAGCCGGGCTCGCCACCTTCACCTTGGGCACCACGCTCGCCCTGGGGGCCAACCGGACCCTGCGCACCCGTCGCGCCGCCTTCGCCCTGCGGCCCACGCTCACCTTGCGGGCCACGCTCACCCTGCGGTCCGGCAGCGCCGTGGGCACCAGGTTCGCCACCGGCACCGGCGGGCCCAGGAGGACCGGGCTCGCCACGATCGCCTTGCGCGCCGCGCTCGCCCTCAGGGCCGGCCGGACCCTGCACACCCGGCTCGCCACGAGATCCAGCAGAACCGCACTCGCCGCGCTCGCCCTGCGGGCCACGCTCGCCGACCACCGACGCACGCGTCTGCAGTGCGGTGATCGCGCCTTCGATGGTGCCCATCCGCCGGCGCAACGCCGCGAGCACGTTCGCAACGGCGCGCCAGGGACCTGTCTTCTTGGGTGGCCCGCCGGTGGCGCGCGCGACAATGGGGTCATGCATCGGCGCTCTCTTCCTCGCTCATGCGCTCGATCTCCTCGATCGCAGCGTCTTCGTCGGGATCGTCCGGATCGGGCTCGGGCTCGGCTGGTTCGGGCGCCGGCGGCAGCTCGCCCACTTTGTCGAGCGTCGTGTACTGCGACTGCATCACGTACTTCTCGCCGCCACTGCCGGGCGGGAGCCGGTTCATGTCCAGGCGCTCGCGGATGTCATCGGCGCTGACGACGCCGATGTTGCGGTAGATCTGGAAACCCTCGGCCTGGCTCTTGAAGTCGCCGCGCAGCAGACCCATCAGGTTGATCTTCGTGAAATAGCCGCGCCGGTTTTGCCCGAAGAGCTTGTAGTCCGCCTCTTCCTCGAACCGCTTCGCCCAGGGCAGGATCGAGTCCTGTACCACCTCGATCGCCTGGTGCTCGATGTTGTTGAACGTCGAGCGCAAGAGGTGCGCGATCTTGTGCGGCGGCACCCCGAACCAGCGGCACACCTCTTCGATGAGATGCTGGTTGGTCGAGATGAACTGCCCCTTTTCGGGGTCGGTTACGAACGGCTTGAAGTCGGCGTCATTGTCGCCGATGAAGACCTTCTTGCCGCGTGGACCGCCGTAGGTCCGTTCGAATTCCTTGCGTGCCTCCTCGCGACCACCCTCCGTGAGCTTGCCCTTGAAGGACAGCACGCCCGGCACGCCCATGCCGGACCCCAGGAAGGCGGCACCGAAGAGCTGTGCCGCACGCGCCCACCCGATGCTTTCCGCGGCGTAGGCCATCACGTTGACGCCGACGGGCCCCTCGCCGAAGCCGCGGATGTGGAACACATCCATCGGATCGAGCCGAACCGTGCCGCCGGTACCGTTGTTGACGTCGTAGTAGAGGCGGCCGGTCTCGCGATCGCGGCACACCTCGACGCGCTCGGGGTGGATGGGATGCAGCGCGATGGGGCGGCCGACGATGTCACGCTCGATCTCAGCGTACCCGTTCCCCCAGCGCAGCGCCCAGTGCGTCAGCGTTTCCCGGAACTGGAACGATGACCACTCCGGGCTGGGCCGCTTCCAAAGCATCCAATTGATCGGATGCATCTCGGCGATCTCGGTGCCGCCGTTGCCGGCCTTCTGCATCGCGTGCCAGGGCAGCATGGCGACGGTCTGCGAAAGATAGCGCAGGCACGCCCAAACTGCCGGAACGGTGACGGCGGTGTCGGGCGTCACGAACACGCCGGCTTGCGTTCGCCCCGTGTAGGGAACGCGGCGGGTGTCGGGATAGTTGGGATCCTGCGTCCTGCGTGCGGCACGCAGCCGGCGCACCACATCGGCAGGGTACCGCGCCGCGGCGCGCACGCCGTCTGCAGCCCTGGTTACCATGTCGGACATCGCAACGCGCATCAGAAGTCCTCGTTGTCCGGCTGACGCTCGCGCCAGCGCTCGAAACGTTCCGCCATCTCTCGGAAGCGCGGGTGCGACGGGTCGTTGAGTGCCGACCAATCGATGTCATCGGGCTGCTGCTCAGTGATAGGCGCGGGCGAAGGGGCGGGTTCTCCCTGCGCTTCGGTGCGCTTCCGGCGCGCCATGGCGTCGAACACTGATGACGCACCAGCCTCGGGGTTCCGGATCATCAGTGCCACCGCGTTGAAGCCGGCCATGAGGGGGTCGATCTTGGCAACGCCGGCGGCCTGCTTGGTGATGGTGCGGGCGTTGCCCTTCATCTCGACCTTGGCATTGCCGACCACCCACTTCATGAGCGCGCTGCCGTCGTGCACCAGGTCACCAGAGGCGAGACGACGTTCCGCTGTCATCGTTGTCGTGTTGAGGGTAATCGACCCCTGCCGGATCGCGACAACCCGGCCCTTGTGCCCGTCGACGCTGATGCTGAAACCGGCGATCGCCAGCGCGTCGGTGATGTCCGCGATCCCCGCGGCGTCGACACCGATGCCCTGGTCGTTCGGCAGCAAGCTCGCCGCCTCGAGGCGCTTCACGATCTCGACGACTTCCTTGATGTCTTCCGAGGAGTCATCGTCGATGATCTTGAGCGTTCCTTCCTTCTCAAAGTCCAACAGACGCGGCGCGATCTCCTTGCGGCGCTCGAGCACACACTTGTGGCACCATGCGCGGAACCACCACAACCACCGCCGGGTGTTCCTCTCGCGGCCGAGCACGGAGAAGCCCATCAGGTCGTCGAGACCTCCGCCGTCGATGCCGACCACGGCTACATCGCAACGCTCGATCAAGGTCTCCAGCGTGAGGTCCGGCAGCGCAGCGGCCTGCCAGTGGTCGGCACCAGCCCAGCGGTCGGTGTGAAGGCCGATACCGATCTCGACGTTGAGATGCTGGCTCACGAAGAGCGCCAGATCGTCGGGACCCGTGTCCTCTGCCGATTGGAAACCGCGCTCGAGGAATGGCGGATCGACGGAACGGTTGAGGTTCGGGTTGACCAGCGGCCAGTACCGACGCTCCCGCCACGCTCCCTCTTTGACCAGGCGTTCCGGCAGTTCATAGAGCACGGGCAGCAGCGGGAACTGGCGCTTGCCATCACGAACGGCGCGCGCGCGGGTGAGCTCGGCCTTGAAGACGCCGGCGGGGGGCGACTTGCTCTGTGTCGTGATCTGCATCAGGAACCCGTCAGGCCTTGCCGCCAGGGCACCGCGTATCTCGGTGAACACCTCTTTGGCACGCGCCACCCTGGCGAATTCGTGGGTTTCATCGATCAGCGTGGCGCACTGTTTCCCACCGGTGATGACGTCGGTGTCGGCGGCCTTGATCTTGATGAGCGCCTCTGTGCGCCGGTGCATGATGGTGCGCACGTGGTCGCGGCGATGGAAGAGCTTGTCCAGGTCCGGGTCCGCCTTAATCATGCCGGCGGCCTGGCCGTAGGCGATATCGGCGATTTCCTTGGTCGGCGCGATCAGGACGAACTCACCGGCGGGCCTGCGGTTCAGGATGATGGCCGTCACCATCAAACCGGCGGCGCCGGTGCTCTTGCTGTTCTTCTTGGGCACCAGAAGGAAGACCTCCTGGATATGCCGGCGGTGCGCCTCGGGATCGTAGGACCCGAACAGCGCGGCAACGATATCGGTGAACCAGGGACCGATGGCGTCGCCGAACCGCGGCATCCCGATCACGTCCGGTATCCGCAGGCGGCTGAACACCCTCACCGCCCGATCCGCCTCACTTCGATACAGCGGCAGCTCCGGCACCAGGGAGCGCCCTGAGAGAAGCCTGTCCTCCCAATCGGAACACGCGGTATTCCAGTCCATCAGTTCACCGGGGTCCCCGGCGGCGGCGGGTCGGGATTGAGGTCATCACCCCACTCGCTGCCCTCGCCGCCGACCTGCGTCGCCGCGATCTGTGCCATCACCTTCTTGCCGAGCCGCCCCGTGTTGGGCACGGCCGCGGCCTGGTCCGGATCACCAGCCTCCGTCGAGGCCTCCGTGATGGCGTGCAGCTCGATCAGCTTCTTCACGGCGGCAACGTTGGGCTTCTTGCCCTTGGCGGCCTTCCACAGCAGCGCGATCGCCTCGGCGCGCTTCTTGGCCAGCCCGGTGGTGAGCTCGTCTGCGAAGTGCTTCACCAGGGTCTTGGCGTCGCAGCCGATTGCCCTGGCGATAGCGTCCTGAGACATGCCAGCGGCCAGGCACTGCTCAACCTTCTGGCGCATCGCTTTGGTCGGCCGGAATGCTGGCCGGCCCCTCTTCCTCGACATGTCTCGACGTGTCTCGTGGTGCGGCGCGACCGCATCAGTTTTTCCGACAAGTTGCGTGCGCAGCAAAAAATTGCGGCGGCGGGAAAAATCTCTTTGTGAGAGCCCGCCGCCGGTCCCTCTCTGGACCCCCCCTGAGGATGCGATCGCCCCCGTGTTGCTGCTGCGACACGGCCGGCTGGCGTCAGCCGGTGATGCGGTCCTCGCCATCGCGCCGTTGGTACAG